CGATCTGTACGAGCAAGGCCACCACGCCAGAAATTACGATCGCCGTCTCAGCTGTCATGCGGGCACCTTCTCCTTGTGCAGTCGTGCGAGGTAGCGTTCGCGGTTGCGTTTCTCTCGGCCGGTCGTCCCCGAGCTGAACAGCACACACAGGCCGGCAATCGAATCCCGTTGATAGTTGGGCGCGTGGATGAACTGCGATCCGATCGCCTCGATGAGGTCGCCGGCATTGGTGATGCTGACCACCTCGAGCAGTTCGCCGCAGGGGGTCCGAATCCAATCCCCCGCCACGGCGCGGCCTTCCGGGGTCACGCGCACGCGCGCACCTGTTCCGCGACTCGGTTCGCCCAGCCCTTCGCGTTCGCCGCTTGGCCGGGATTCGCCGTGATGTCCGCGCCGTGATGCGCGATGCGTTCCGCCAAGACGAACAGCGCGGCCCCGCGACATTCTTCGGGCGTCAGACGGTGCCAGGCGCCTTGCGTTTCCGCGCCCGCGATGCCGTCAGCCGGAACGCCCATGTACTTCTGGATGGCGCGAATGGCCCGGCGTTCCCCGGCAATCACGGCAAAATCCACGACCACCCACGCCAGCAGGTAATCCTCGGGCAGTTGGTCAAGCCGGCGCATCATGGCCCACAGCTTGTAAATCGCCACCGCGTTCTCCGCGATGATGGCGATAATCTGCGCGTCCGTCCACGGTCTGCCGGTGACGGTTTCCAGGAACGGTCGCGTCAAGCCATGCGAGGTCAAGCCCCCACGATCAGACGCATGATTCACCACGCCGCCTTCGACCACGACGATCCGCCGGATGATCGTGTCGAGCAGCTCGCCCGTCACTTGACGCAGTCCTTCCGGGCCTCGTCATTGCGCGCGGTGTTGATGCAGACCTGTCGAACCAGCGCAATCAACGACCGCATCTGGACCCTGTCCTGATCGGTCTGTTTAATCAGCGCCGCCGCCACGGCTTCTTGATCCTTCGTCGCCGCGCTCGACAGCACGGCCGCCGCTTCGACGCGCGCCTCGATCCGGTTCAGCCCGGTCATCAACGAACCGCTCTGCTGATAGACCAGAAACATGGCGATGGCCGCCACTGGGCCGGCAATGGTCAGGATCTGCACCCACCACGGTTTGGAAGCCAATCCGTCCTCGGGCTTGTCGTCTTGCGGTGTCACATCTATGCTCCAATCCATTTGCGATATAGATCGCGCCAGTCGCCCTGAATGATGGCGCCCTCGACGGCGGTGACCCGGCGCACCAACGCATCGCCACCAGGTTCCGACTCAGTCACCACTTCCATGATCACGGCGTCGGTGTCGAGGTCGCGCAACGGCACGTCGATGTGTTGGGTCTGCCCAGGCTTTACGCCGAGTTCGCGGGTCGAGTAAGTGATGCGCCGAAGGACCGTCAGGTGCTTGGCGAGTTCGGCCGTCAGGCGCGCCTGCGCCACGGAAAGGTCAGTCGTGTCTGTGGCCGGCACGACCATTTCAAAGAGACCGTGCGTGGCAATTTCTCCGGCATCCTCGGCGGTCAGTGTCACCGGGAACTGGCCGATGTAGCGCATGGACAAGGACGCGCCAGCGGCCGGTGCCCCAGGTGGCGGCGTCGTGCCGTTCACGCGCGTGATGGTTTTGTTGAGCGTGTCAATAGTCCATATGGCCGTGCCGTCTCCGATGGTCTCGAAGTAAATCTCGTCATGAACGACGACCCACCACTGAAGCGGCGTGGTCGACAGGCTGAACGTATCCGTCACGCCGTCGCCGACCCAGACATCCGTCACCCAATCGGACCCTTCTGGTCCGTAGCGAAGAAACACTCGGTTGGCGTATTGGTCGCGCGTGGGTTCAACTGTAATGTCGCCGAAGTAGCGCGCCGGTAGATCTGATTCGTCCAGATCGAATGGAGCCGCCTCGTCGCCAATGGCGAACATGCGGAATACCTTGTCCACATCGATGTCCCAGACGTAGCCCGTCAAGACGGACAATTCGTCGAGCACGTCTTTCAGTACGCGATCGACATAGACCACGGGGTCCAGCGAGGGTCCGTCAACCTGTGCAGGATCGAGCGTGATGCCATAATCGCCTAGATACGTCGGGACGATGACTTCGAGGACTTCCTTGAGTGTGAGTGTGGGCGGACTACCGACTGGACTGCCGTACGTCAGCGTTTCATTGACGACGCGGCGTGTCGCGGCGACCTTATAGTCGGCAGAAGTAGTCTCCACCACGATCGACATGCCGTTGGGGCCATCGAATCCGCGCTCACGAATACCAGTGATGTAGCCGCCAAAAATCTTGGTGCCGTATTCGCGCACGGTGATTTCGGCGTCGAGGTCCGGTCGGAACAGCGGCGAGCCGGCTGAATCGAAGTCGGCGCGCATCGACGACACGCCGTTGATCGGCGCGGAGATGTTGAACGTGGCCAGGAGCGGGTCGCGCTCGACGCCGTCGACGGTGACCAGGTAGCCCTCATCGTCAGTGATGTCGGCGCTGACGACGGCGAACGCGCCGTCGAACTCGAATGACCCGTCTTCGGGCACAAAACTGTGCAGCACCGTTCCGGTGCCCAGTTCAATCTCGACCACGCGGATCGTAGAGAACGTCGTGAGGGCGCTGTCATAATGCGCCACCCAAATCGATGTCGGGGTGCGCCCATTCGTCACCCACGTCGGATCGGTATTCGTGCCGGTCAACGTGTAGGTGTAGAGCAACGATCCCACGCTGTTGTAGTGCTTGACGTAGCCGGACGTCGCACCGCTTCGCTGCCAGCCGATGATCACGTCGCCATTGGGACAGGTCACCAGACTGCTGTAGTGCTTCGCGCCGGCTTCAGTGGTAAACGTGCCGAGCGAGACATTCCCCACCAGGTCCCACGCTTGCACGACCGTCGCGTCGCTGAATCGGATGAAGTAGGCAATCGTGCCGGCCGCGTTCACGGCGAGCCGAACTGGATGCGAACCAGCCGCACCGCCGACGTTCCACGACTGCGTCTGCACGCCCGCGGCGCTGTAGCGGAAGATCCAATGGGAGCCGCCGGATGAACCAGCGGTATAGAACCGCCCAGCGCCATCACGACCAATCCCAAGGCCGGCATACCCGTTGGCGCCGGCGGCGGAGTTGACGGTCGTCCGAAAGTCGCTACTGAATGTGCCCGTGCCGGTCGCGCCGAAGTTCGGCGTGTTACCACCGACCACGGCATAACCGCCCTTGGACAGCGCTACGATCCCATCGCATCCAGCGCCGCATTCAGGATTCGCCAGCGTGGGATCAATCAGCGACGCCGTCTCTGGCGCACCCACGACGGTCCAGTCATGACTCCCCGGCTGAAGGTCTGCGAGGTCCGCGACGCCCATGAGAGGCGTGTCGACCAGCAAGTCTGTTTGGCGCTGTGCCGTGGACGCGCCTTCTTCGTTCCTTATTTCAGCCAGTGTGAGTTTGGCCGCCCACACACGGAAGTTCGAGACGTTGACCAAGGCCGACAATAACGCCTCTTGACCAAGCGCCGCATCGGACCCAAACGTCACGGCACTGAGATCGTCGGTCGTGATCGACGCGATCACAACATGGTCAACGATCAACTCCAGCAGCCGTGTCGCGCCGGTGTATCGCACCGCCATCGGCACCATGCGATACCCAAACACCGCACTCACCGCGAGCGCGTCGAAGTAGTTCGTGCCATCGTAGATTTCGGCGACCATCTCACCGGCGTCGGTGGTCCCGAACCAGATATACGGCAGCGCATACGCGGTGTCACCCAACGCCACGAACGTGCCCCAACTGACAGTGCCGCCGCCGGGATAGTTGGCGCGGAAATAGATCGTCCAGTCCGCCGCGACGTCGAGGTAGTCAAACAGGCCGGTGAGCCTGTCGCTGCTGGTGGGGAATCGAATACCAGCCGGCGCGAGGGGCGCGCCATCGTTCGCCAGGAACTGCATCGGCGTGTCGCCGAAGCCGGTGAAGGCGAGCGATCCGCGCGGGACAATGATCGCCATCTAGTGCGCGCCTCTGATGGCGTCGATGATCGGCTGCACGAGCAGCCACCGAGCCAAGACGAAGGCCAGGGCCCAGCCCAGCCAGTAGCGATAGTCCTCTGGATGTAGCGACATTACCGCGTCAACCCCGCGCCGCTGACCGCATAGGGCAACGTCCGCATCACGGCGCGGTTCGCGCCAGACCTGAGCCAGCCCTCGAATGACTGGACGTCCATCGCCATGACCGTGACGTTGCCGCCGCTGTCCGGCACGGACACGCCGCCACTACTGCCTGACCACGCCGCCGTCGAGGTCGCATAGCCGTCATACGTCGGCATCGCCACGTCCATCCCGCGCGTCCGACCTCCTCCACCATCACCTGGCTGACCAGGCGCCCGAGGAACCGCAATGGGAAAGGGACTCGGTAACTTCGCAATCCCGGTGAACAGGTCGTAGATGTCCTGCAAGATGTCCGCGATGCGGCTCATGCTGGACTCAATGGACGCCGAGAACTTGATGTCGCCCAGATCCCTGAGCGCGTTGCCGTTTTCGTCGATCAAGAAGCCGGCTTTCGACATCGCTTCCAGCATCGGCCGCATGTACTCAGGCATGTCGAGGCCGAACTTTCGCGCACGGTTCACGGCGTCCGATACCTGCGCGCTCATGGACTTGAAGACCTCGTTCATGTCCGCGCCGCTCTCGGAGAACATCGTGAAATCTGAGAACAGTTGATCGAATACGTCGTTGGACTTCAGCTGGTTGAAGCCCTTCCCCAAATGGTCAACGGACAGCGAATACCGCTCCGCGGCTTCTTGGAGCGCCTGCCACGTGCGTGGCTGCGCCATCCCTTCAAGCAGCGCACGCTGCTCCTTCGTCAGCTTCGTGCCATTGAGCAGTTGCTGAATAAACGGTTGCAGTGCCGCCGGGGCGGACCCGCCGAAGCGTTCCAGTGCGGTCTTCGCCTTATCAAACTGCTCAGACACATGCGTCGACATCGCCTCGGCGACCGTCAGCACGCGCGAGAGCGGCATGGACCTGTTTTGCCCGAACGTGCCCATGATCTGGTTCACGTCCAGCATGGTGTAACCGAGTTCCTGGAGCCGTTGATTCGTGGCCTTCAGTTCCGCGGCGAAGGCCTCGGCCGCCGCAGCGTCCTCCGCGAACGAGCCGATGATCTTATTGGCAAGGTAGATGAAGCCCGCATAGACACCGGCGCTGGCCGTCGCCGCAACGGACGCCGTCTGGGCGTATGTCCTCATCGCCATCTCGGCGATATTGATCGCTGGCCCGAGCTTGCCCGTCTTCACGACCAGTTGCGACATCGCGTCGGCGGCCATGCCGATGAGTTTGGGATAATTCGCGACGGTGCTGGTGTTGAAGTTCAGCTTGATGTTTTGCATCAAACCACTGCCGCTCAAATCCTTTCCCGCGCCAAACCACTTCGCCACCACGTCTGTGGGCGGGTTTCGACCGATGTCCCACATCGCCCCCAGCGAATCGCTCACGTCTCTGATTTGCTCTGGTAACCCTTGCGTACCGTCGTGCAGGCTCCTGAGAAATGCGTTCGTGCGAATCGTCATGGACGAATCGAACTTCGAGAACGTGTCGTCCAGTTCTCGCGCGGAGTCCACAACGTAGTCGAGCGTGCTGGTCAGTTTGCCGCCGGCATCACGAAGCGCCAGCGCCTTCTTCGCCCCATCGGCCCACTGCTCGGCAGAGATCGCGGTCCAGTCAGACACCGACTCAAACGCGGCAGATAGTTTCTCGATCTCTTTGGCGATATTTTTACCGGTCAGCGTGTCCGCGAGCGCCTTCACCTCGTCGTTGAAACGCTTGATCGAACTGTCCGCGTCTGCGGCTGGTTTCTTTTTAGGAGCGCCAGGCGGTGTCGGTGGCGGTGTCTTCTGGTCTGCCAGGCCGACATTGCCACCGAACTCCAGCGCCATGCCAGGATTCACCCCGCTCATCAGCGCCCACAGTGTCGCTAGCGTCGTCTTCTTAGAATCGAGCGCCCGCTGTATGTTTCCGAGGAACGTGCCGGTGATGACGACCATGCCGTCATAGAACTTCTGCCACGCATCGCCTGCCTTATCGAGCGCGCGCACAGTATCGTCGGACATCACAAGGGCTTGATTGCCGATCTCCACCATGCCTTCCTTGATGCCTGACAAAAGTTCGACGCCGGTTTTCCCGAACAGGTCTTTGGCGACCTGAATCTGCTGCATCGCGTCGGGGAGTTTCTTAATGGCCGTGAAAATCTCGTTCACCGCATCTTCGGTCTTGAGATTGCGAAGATGCTCAAACTCCAGATTGAGCAATCGAAGGGACGGAATGATCGCCTTGCCATTGCCGGCCAACTGGTCACTGAGGAACGTGACAGACCGCCCAAGGCCGTCCATGTCGGTGCCGGTTTGCTTGGCGGCAAAGGTCCACCGCTGCACGGCCTCCATTGACACGCCCAGCTTGGTCGACATGTCTTGAATGTGACCGCCGGCGGCGAACGCTTCACGGCCGAAGCCAATAATGGCTGTGACACCACGGTCAATCAGCAGGCCAGCCGAAAATGACGCCGCCAGACTCGCGAATCGACCCTCCAGAAATCCGACCTTCTCGCCAGACTTTTGGCTTTGATCGGCCATGCCTTTGAGAGCGGCCTGTGTCTTCATCATGGCCGGCGGCACTTCGACGCCCATCGCCTTCAGCTTCGCAATGGCATTGCTAAATACCGGCTCGAGTCTGGCCGCTTCTGCCGCTGTGAGTTTGGCGGCGCCGCCGATCAGTTCAATCGCCTTCGCGGTGTCTGTGGCCTGCTTGACGAGCGCCTGACCGCTCAGGCTCTTGGCGATATTGGCAGCCGCCTTCGTCGTCTCCTGCCCAAACGCCGTCACCTTCGCGGCCGACCGCTGCATGTTCGCATCGAACTGCGCGGTGTCCGCCGTGAGGATGGCGCGAAGGATGCCGACGACTTCCTGATTCGCCACTTAGACCGCTACCGCCTTTCCGGCCCGCCGAAGCGGGATGCCGTATTGCTCACTCAACACGCCCAACATCGATTTCAACTGCCCACGGGACTGCTTGCCGTCACCGGTCTGCCGCGTCAACTGCGACGTCAGAGACGGCAGTCGCTTCTTCGACTTCGCCTCGAAATAGATGCGGACGGTATGCCACGCGACCGTGATGTCGCGGTCCATCTCGTCTTTCCGCCGTTCACGCGCCGCCGCAAACTCGCGATACAACTCCCGAAACGACAACCGCCAAAACAGGTCTGGGCTCAGGCCGATCTGACGCGCTTTGATGTAGAGCGCACGCCAGTTCCACGGATTGCCGTCGTGGTCGCCTGAGCCGTCTGAGGGCGCAGATCCTCCGGGTCCGGTGTGTTCGCGTCCGTGATCTGGTTGAGCAACTTGTCGAAGCCAGCCATCCCGCCTGCCGCGTCAATCAACTTCCCGGCGTCGGCCACGGTCATCTCAGGCTGTTTGTCGACGAGCGAGGCCCAGACGTACAGCCGCAGATACTTCACGCTGCCGCGCATCACGCGGTCGATGATTTGAGGAAATGTCATCGGCTTCTCTGGGGTGCTGCACACGTCCTCCAGTTCCGCCATCGCGCCGGTCGTGAGCTTGACGATGTAGTCCTTGCCGTCAACGGTAATCGTGCGTTCGCCGCGTTCTTGGTTCGCCATACGCTCCTTCGGTTCGTGCTCGGTGTCGTGCTCGGGGAGAACAACGACAGCCGCACGCCCCGAAGGGCGAACGGCTGCCGCTCAGTCAACGCGCGGCCGGACTATGGGAGGTCGGCCGAGAAGTCCTGCAACGGCGTGATCTCGACGGTCGCGTCGATCTTCGAGTCCACGCCAATCTCGCCAGGCTGAAACTTCGTCACGACGCCGCGGAACGGCCACACCAACTGCTCGTCGGGGGAACCGGCCGGGATGTCGTTGAGCTTGATCTGGAAGTTCGCTTCCGTGCGATTCCGCCACAGCGCAATCAGCCCATACCCGGCCGCCACGCCATCCGCGGTCGTGTTGGTCGCGTTGGACTGCGTGCCGTGCTTCGGGCGCCAGTTGAGGCGCACGGTGAACGGGCCGCTGTCGCGGATGCCGGCGAGCTTCTCGCGGTGCGCTTCGGGGCTCCGCAGATGGGTCTTGTCAATGACCGCCGTGGTCATGTCGCCAGGGGTGATCGACACGACGTCGGCCACGGCCACAAAGGACTCGGGGCTGTCGCCCTGTCCCACCAAAAGCTGTGCGCCGTACCCGTGGATCGCTTCGCCTGCGTAAAACTGGTCGGTGGTCGCGTCTGCCATATCAGTGCTCCTTGTCGTGCTGACTGTCGTGCCCAGGGTAAACGTCGGCCACAAATGAAAACGGTCGCCCACCCGTCACAGCATCCCGGCTGTGTACGTGCGGAGCGACCGTTCTCTCCGTGACCGTTGTCGGTGTTCGCAGGCGCCGGTCAGCGCCGATTCGGGAGCTACCCTAGCGAGTCCGTTCCAACTCCTACCTTACAAGTCCCATGCCCTCAACGCATCCACACGATGTAATCGCGCGACACGCGCCATTGCCGCAGTTCGTCGCCCTCGTAGTCCGAACGGGTGTCGGACGGCAGGACGGCCATGACGCGCTGGCCACTGATCTCGCCTTCAAATCCGGCCAGGCCCGATCCGGCACCGTCGCCGTGGGCCGCATCCGACACGGCCGTGGCGGTCTCCAGCGATGCCGCAATAGCATCCACCTGGACTCGTGCCCGCCGAATCGCCCGCGCCCCGCGCAGATGGGCGTCCTCGAGCTCGCTGATCCGCTGCACCCGAATCGCTGGTAACGTCGGCTTCTGCGGCAGCAGATCCACATACACCCGTGTGCCAACCAGTGTCGTGACGGCTGTTATTCCAGCAAGGCGACCCTTGATAGTTGCCGATGGCGTCATGGCTGCACTACTTTCAACGTCATTCCGGCATCGAGAATCAGAATCTTCACGCCAGGAATCGCACCACGAACAGCGCCGCCGATTCGATCAACCTGCTCAGCCGATAGCCGATGGGAACACTCGATCACCACGGCGTCTCCAGCCTTCACGCGCACGCGCGATACCTGTGCCGATTCGGGCAGCTCTGCCAGCATGGCGGCGATGCGACGACGGCGCAGCCACCCGAAAATCACAGCATCCCTCCACCCGTCGACGAGCCACGCGAACCCGCCACGCCGCGGCCAATCAAGGCCCGCCAGAGCGAGTCAGCGAGAATCCGCAAACCCTTCGGGGCATCCCGATCGAACGCCGGCCGCATGAATGGCCGAGCGGACATCTTCACCGTCCCAAACTCCAGAAACTTGCCGTAGAAGAATCCGCGCGATGGTCCCACCGCGACGGCTTCTTCGGTCTCGTTCTTCCGCTCGGCCTGGCCACCGTTCACGTCGCCGATCACGGTGATGCGGCTGATGGTCATGCTGTCGGCGATGTCCGGCTTGCCCGGTTCGCGCGGCGCCAACTGCCCCATCGACTCGCGCATGGGTTCGGCTGCGTCACGCAACGCCTCGCGGAGCACCTTGCCTCGGACAGACGCCGACAACGCATTGAGCCCCTTGGCCAACTGTTGCCCGCCATCAAACCGCAACGAAGTCATCAGCCCACCTTCGCAATCGTGAGGAGCTCGATACCTTCGCGCCGGCCAATCTCGGAGGCCGCGACGATGTCGTGCGTCCGGCCGTTCACCACGAGCCGTCGCGCCTTCGCCACGTCCACCAGTTCCGGGTCCATAGCCAACTGATAGCCAATCTCCCAACGCGTGTCATACCGCGCGGAGGTCTGCTCGGCCCGCAACCGTTCCCAGCCCGTAATGTCGCGCTTGGCCGCAGGGACCGTCGCTAATGTCGTCCACGTCTCACTCGGGGCGCCTTCCGCATCCTGCCCGTCTGTCACTTGTTGAATCGTGACCAGCCGATCGAAGATGCCAGGGTCAGCCGCGCCGCGCCTGAACGCCATCAGCCCTCCATCCGGCGCCACAGATCGCGCAAGCCCATCAACGACGGCGCGGTGCTGACGTCTTGGACCGACAGCGACCGCTGCTTGTAGAGTTCCGCAATCATCTGGCACATCCCGATCAAGGCCATCTGCGGAAAGGTGTCGACCGTCTCATGGCCGCAACGATACGTCACCGTCACCGCGGCCGGCTGCACGCGCGTCGACGGCCAGGTCGCGTCATAGAGCGGTGCGATGGCCCCGCGCACATACTCGCCCGAGGGGATGGTCTGGAATTCGGCTGGCGAGGTGGCCAAGTTCTGCGTTGTGCCGTCCGTGTCCACGTACGTCACCGAGTCCACCGCCAGCAACGGTGCCCGCGGAATCACGATGCGTTCCGATCCGCAGGGGAACCGATCCAGCACCAGTTCCCACGTCTGCGCGAGCGCAGCCTTGCCGGTCTCGCGCTCGTAGGCGGCGACCGCGGCGGCGATTAGGTTCTCGATGTGCCCATCTTCCACGGACCCATTGGCCGCGCGGAGGACCTGGTCGCGCACATACGGCACGGTCAGGGGCAACTCCGTGGCCGGTACGGTACGACGCGAAAAGCCATCCCACTGCGCGTTCACGTTCTGATCCTTTCAGACTCTTGCCCACAGAGATACGCCAGCCGTAGTGGTTTGGCGCTCATCGCCATGACTTCTGCACCCAGGGCAACCGCTGGGCGTATTCGCCCCAGGGGTCTTGGGCGCCGTGGAACATGACGATCCGCGCATCGTCCGGTAACTTGCCGATGGGCTGGACGTCGTTCCGAAATGAATAGACACCATCGCGCCTGGTCCACCGCGTTTCCTTACCACCAAGAATGAAACTCATCCACCCCTGATCGGAGCCGTAGCAACCGGCCGCCCGAGATTGCTGTGGCGAGACGGTGGGATCAAACTCCGTCCAGACCTGCGGCCGCGCGCCGGCCGTCAGAAGAAACATCGACCCGTTGTAATGACTGCCGGGTTGTGGATTCGTGTCGCCCCAGATCACAAAGTCATCGGGCCGATCCCAGAGCGGCGTCAGGTCTCGCACAATCACCGTATCCAGATCGAGGCTGACGAAGCGCTGGCCGAAGGTCGATCTAATCTCGGGATGAAACGCGCGGAGCCGGCGATAACAACTCGGATTCCGCCCGCCATGCGGACTCGGAATGGTGGCGTAGTCGTCCCAGATCGGCACGGTTTCGATCTGCAGATCGAGCCCGGCCGGATCGTCCGTCACACAGATGAAGCGATGTGGGTGCGGGAAGTGACGCGCCACCATCCGTCGCAACACGTTTACCTGCTCGGCGCCAAAGAGCGACCGATAGCCAGGCGCGGGTTTCCACTTCCACGTCACCACCGTCTCGGGAAGCATCAGATCACCTCCGCCCACGGAAACGTCAACCGCTTCGGCTGATAGCCGGTGCCCATCTTGGCGATGTCGGCCTTGATCGCCGTCCGCCGTTCCCGATCCTCGTCGGTCTTGCGCGCGTAGGTGGTGGTGCAGGCGTCTGGAATCAGGTCGTCGGTGTAGAGCACGGACGGCTCTGGCAGAATGTGGATGTCGCGCGCCCATTCATCGACGCGCGTGTGGAAGTGCCCGTCCGATCCATAGACCCCGGAGAAGCGCTCGTCATAGCCCCCGATGCGATTCAGAAACATATGCCGCGTCATCACCCACGTATTCGGGTGCGGGTTGTGCGGCGTCATCGTAGGGGCCACAACACGCGACAGGCGATAGGCGCGCAGGGGATCGAGTTTGCCCCGCATCAACCGGCGCCACGTCTCGAGCGGGATGACATGATCAATGTCCGTCATCAACACCCAATCAGTCCGGGCCTGGTCGACGCCGAGATTGCGGCAGAAGATCCAATTCCAGCGCACGTCGACCTGTGTGCGAAATAGCCGGAACGACGCCAGCGCCTTGGTTATGTTCGGGTCCACCGCCGCGTGGGCTGGGAATCGGGGCGACCCGTCATCCACCACGACCACATGCATGGCCGCGCGCACGTCCGAGGGCAATGCGCGCCAGAGGCGCTGCTGTTCCTGAAACATCCGCGGGTTGTCGTAATACGGCATCACGAGCGTGAAGGCGCGGTACGTCATGGGTTCATCCAGACGCCCAAGCCTGGACGGTTCGCCCTGTTCGACCACGCCATGATGTCGGCAGGCACATTGCGGTCTAGTTCTGCCGCCACCGATCGATGCGGCGGCGCGTGACTGTGCATGGTTTCTCCCGATCCCATCGGGGAATCGTGCTGGCCCACCACGCGGACGTGCGGGTAGGCCAGACACTGCTCACGCACTACCGTGCCGCGCGGACCTTTCGGGCCGTCAAGCAGCACGCCCACGCGATCGCCAGGGTGCTGGACGATCCACTCCGGTACGGCCCGCTGCCCGTCCGCGACAATCACCACCGTCCGCAGATCAGGCGGCACCACGGTCGCGTTCCACTCGAACGAGGTCACGCGATTCGGAAACACGGCCCGCAGGACGCGCGTCGAGACGCCGTGATGCACGCCCGATTCCACAATCGCGGTCACATTGGCGTCCAGACACGCACACGCGAATAGATACAACTCGGAGAAGAACACCCCGCGCGGTTGATAGGTGAGCGTTGACGTGATCGCCGCGAACTGGTCCGGCGTCATCCCCACGCCTCCGCAAACCACGGCCACTGCATCGCGGCCAGATGATTCTTGGGCGTCTTCACCAGCACCACTTTGGCGTCAGTCGGCCACGGGGGTTTCACCCGCGAGATCCGCGGGAACCACGACGCCGGCATGGCGGCGGTCTCGGGCAATCGTTCGGCGTACCAGTCCTGATCAGATTGCCAGTGCCGTGTGACCGCTGGCGTCCAGTCCGTCCAGAGCGCGTCGGCGGCGCCGGCATCCCACGCCATCGCGCTGGCATTAAACCGGCGGTGAATCTTGAGGCCGATGGAGTTCGTATCGTGGACGGGCTTCTCGCGCGCCAGTTCGTCGGCCACCATCGCCACAGGTGCCGGGTAGTCCACCAAGGGCGACAAGTCCCCCACGACTAGCACGTCCAGATCGAGAAACAGCACGCGCCCGGCCAGATGGTGCGCGGGGTTGAACAGTTGTAATTTATTCCAGTAGCCAATGGCCTCAGCGCACCCTGGCAGAACGTGGGGAATGGTGATGGTGTCCAACGCACCGCGGAACAGGTCGGGTTGGTTGGTCAAACAGACGAATCGAAATGGCCGCGCGAGAAAGCGCCGTGCCATCTGTTCCAATCGAATGACGTACTCGGGCGTGTAGGGGTACGGGCCTTTCACAAAGACGCAGGCGACCGTCATGCGCCCACCGCCAGCACTACCGACAGTTCGCGGGCGAGCTTGCCAGGCTTCTTCGGTCCCGCAAGGACGGTGAATCCGGCGGACTCCAGTCGCCCTGTCCACCACTCGGCGGTCTCGATAATCAGATGGGCATTCCGGCCATCGATAAGCGTCTTATTGGCCGGCCGCAACGCAATCACAGCAAAGACGGCGCGACGCGCGAGCAACTTGAGATGCGCGAGCACGGCATCCAAGCGGTCAGGCTCGATATGTTCGAGCACGTCTGTGCAGACCACCAGATCGGCAAACACGGGCGGTGAATCCTTGCCGGGAATGGCGGGGTCGTACTCGGCGAATCGCGCGCCCTTGATGTCTTTCAGTCGCAACGCCTTGACTAGCGCCCCTTGGCCGCAGCCATAATCCAGCACGGACGTGGCCTGATAGTGGCGCATCAACTCGCAGACGGCCTCGGCCCACGCATCACCTTTGCCGCCATACCCACGCGGCGAGGCGTGGAGCGTCCGCTGCGCGATGACGTACTCGCGCGAAATGAGCCGCACCTGGGGAATCACAGAAACGCCTCCAGCGGTTGCCGCTCGAAGCACGTCACGCGCGAGATAGGTGAACAGTTGACGACGCGCAGCCCCTTCCGCCGGCAATCCTCGGCGAGCTTCGGCAGTGGGGCCATGTGGCCGTGGAAATGGGATTCGGGAATCATCGGCATCGGATGGGCGAGTTCCCCGTTGAACCAGCGCCCGCCGCGCATGTCATAGCCGAGCAGAATCACCTCGGCGACGCCGAAGTGATACGCGAGGTTGATCGCACTCGTGCCCGTGTCGTAGCCGCAGACGCTGGTCGGCTGATCAGACAGCGTCGTGTGATCCTTCCAGCGGCCGACGCGCCGGACGGTCGGCGGCAAGGCCGGGCAGGACTTCCCGCGCACGGCCATGTACTGCCCGGTAAATATCGGAATCAAGGGCAGTGCGATCGTCTCGGTATGCTCCCCACCGAACCACAGCAGATCCGCATTCGGCCGCAGTAACACGGACTGCTTGACGGCGATGATGCGGCCTTTGAGGTGGGGAATCAGGTCGCGCTGCGCCCGAACGCTCTCGCCCCCACAGATGATAAAACACCGTTCACCCACCCACTCGCGCGGCACGTCCCAATGCGGAGGCGGCACCCAGCCGCGGGCGATTGCCTCGCGGAACGCGCGGCTCATAGCGCCACCTTGTCCGCCTTCTCTACCCACATCGGCAGGCCGCGCTCGCGCTTCTTGGCGAACATCCCGATATGCCCGAGGTCGATCGCGTGGACGCCCTTCGCGCACAGATCGACGGCCAGTACGGTCGCCGTGGGGCCGAGACACAGCAGCGCGCGCTCAGGCGTGCCAATCTCGCGCAGGATGTCGGCGTAGTCGTCCCAGGCGTTCTGTGGTTTACAGAGAATCTCGCGGACAGACTTCGCACCCCAGCGCACGAGGTCGTCCTTCGTCAGCGACTTCTGCGCCCCCCGAACCAGCGTGATGTCCCGATCCACCCAGAGCGAGTGCAGGAGCGTCCAGTAGTCGTCGGTGTTGATCCACGGCGCCGAATCCGGCCTGGTGATGAACGCGCTGCCATACTCCCGCGTGCTCAACAGACTGGCCGCCCACCGATAATTGTGCCAGTGCGCGGCCTTCGGACCTTCGGCGTGGATATTGGGAATGCCCACCAGGCACGACCCAGACGATCGCAGAATCTCGCGCAGGCGCGTGGTGAGTGTCCCGGAGGCCACCTGTGGCTTGATGTCACAGGACATGCGCGCCTGGCGCAGTTCGCCGTCTCCATAGCGCGCGAGACTCGTCCCGGCCACGACTCTGGCTAGAGTCTCGTGCTCGCTCAACACGACGGGATACCTCATCCGCCCCACCGCGGCACACAGCGGCCGCACCAGTTCTCATGTCCGCCTTCAGGCCCGCCCAAATGGAACAGGTACAAGTCGTGTCGCATCTCGAGCTTCTGAAACTTGGCGAACACATGGACGTCGTACTTGCCCGCCGATCCATAGGAGCCAAACCGAAAGCCGGGAAAATAGCGGAACAGTTGCGCGTAGCCGACCGGCCGCCCCCCTGAGTTTCGCATCTGCTTGTAGTCGGATCGTTTCTTCTTGCCGGTGACGTGCGCGGCCAATTCCTTGGGGCTGACGCATTCGTGACGCCACCAGCCGGCCATCACGCCTTTGGGAATCTCGGACTCGGCTGGAAGTGTGCCAAACGGGTACACGTCCGCATTAAGACTCAGGCAGAGCTCACCATCGGCCGGGAGGTCGCGCAAGCCTGGAATGAAGCCGAATGCCTCGTCCAGTCCGAGCGGCATATTAAAACGCGGCGGGATCGATCCGATATGAATCGCTGGATCAATCCGTGACCAGCCGTCCGTCACCCACGCCGGTACGCCGTGGGTGGCGCAGACCGCTTGCGTCTCGGTGTCGTCAGGCGAGGTGGCCACACCGAGGCATCCGGCCGGGATGATAGCCTTCCACGCGGGCAAGGTCGCCGCGAGAAAATCGCCGCACTTCACACTCGTGATGATGGTTCTCACGCAGACACCTGCTGACGGTAGGGCACCGACAAGACGGCCGGCGGCACGCGCACCCTGACCGGGCGTTTGAAGGCCTGGCGATCGGTGCGCGTACTCGCATCGGCAATCACGTCGCGGGCATACCGCACAATCGGCACGCGATCGAGATGCACGATCGTGGACTGCTGGAGCAAAGCCGCGCGAAACGGCCCGTCCGTGCCATAGACGCCCCCGCAGGACTCGTCATACCCGCCGATCGCCCAATAGCGCCGTTTGGTCAGAAGATAAGTGTTGGGGTGCGGGTGC